CGCCCACACCGTCATCAGCATCGAAGCCTTCGAGCTGGAGCGCGTCACCGACGAGGGCGACCTCGTCTTCGACTACGACAAGTACCACGGCAACCAAGCCATCTTCATCGACGCAGGCGACGACGTAACCCGCGACACCGCCACGGGCACCGTCACCTACGGCCTCACCTGCACCTGGATCGACAACGACGATGTCCTCGAATGGCTTGGCATCGACGCCGCGACCGCGAACGACACAGCCTTCATCACCACCTGTGTCGCCGCGGGCAACGCGTTCGCCTACCGTCGCCGACAGGCCGCGGGCTACTTCGACAGCCTTGGCACCGTCCCAGACGGCAGCGTCAAGCTCGGGACCACCATGTACGCCGCCAGCCTGTACCGCCAGCGTGGCAGCATTGACTCGTTCCAAAGCTTCGACGCCATGGGAGGCGCCCAGCCCATCGCGAGCTTCGGCCAGATCATGCAGCTCCTCGGCACCGGCCGCGCACAGGTCGCCTAATGGCCGCAAGCGGCATCTTCATCTCGACCATCGCCGAGATCAAGAGCACGCTCACCGGCCTCGGCCTCAAGCCCGTCACCGATCCGCGCAACGCCCGACCGCTCACGGTGTTCGTCGAGCTCCCCACGTTCGACGGCTTCAACAACAACATCGCAGACATCACCTGTGTCCTCCGCGTACTCGGCCCGCCCCCAGGCAACCAAGACGCCTCCGACTACATCCTCACGATCTGCGACACCATCCACGGCAGTTCCCTCGCCGTGGTATCCGGAGCGCCTAGCATCGCTCTCATCGGCGAGCAACAGCTCCCCGCCTACGACCTAACCATCCGACTCAGCACCAGGAGAACCTAATGGCCACCACCGTGTCCCTCTCAAATCCCAGCATCCTCATCGACTCTGTCGACTTCACCGACCAATGCACCCAGGTCACCGTCACCCAGACGGTCGAAGCCCTGGAGAGCACCGCGTTCGGCGACACCGCCCGCAAGTTCACCTCCGGCCTCGGCAACCATGAGGTCACCGCGACCTTCATGCTCGCCTACGACACCAGCGAGGTCGAGGAAAAGCTCAACAGCCTCGTCGGCACGACCTTCAACGTCGAAATCTACGCCGCCGCAAGCACCAGCCCGAGCGCCACAAACCCCGAATACACCCTCACGGCGTGCTACCTCGAGACCATCACCCCGATCAACGGCAGCGTCGGCGATCTCCCCACCGTCGACTGCACCTTCCGCGGCGGCGCGCTGACCCGCGCGGTCGTCTGACCGACAACAACTAGGAGAGCCCCGACATGCAACTCACGCTCCGCATCGACTACGGCAACGGCCCAGAGGAGGTCACGACCACCCTCTGGGCCATCGTCGCCTGGGAGAGAAAGTTCAAGACCAAAGCGTCACAGCTCGCCCAAGGCGTCGCGATGGAGGACTTGGCTTATCTGGCCTACGAAAGTCTGCGCGCCGAGAAGCGCACCGTGCCCGCCGTCTTCGACGACTTCCTCCGCAAGTGTGTCGCCCCGCCGGAGATCGTGAGCAGCGAAGCCCGCCCTACGAAAGGGGCAGCCGAAGACGACAACTAGCCGAGCTGCTAGTCGCCGTTGGATGGTGGCCCCCCGACATACCATTCGAGGTCAGAGACCTCGACACGGTCGTCGAGGTAATCCAAGACCAGAACAGACAGGCAAAGCGACATGGCTAGCGAGATGATCGAACTAACCCAAGAGGTTCGAGGTCTCGCGCCCACGCTCCGCACTCTGTCCAAAGTCGACCGCGAGCTCCGCAAACAAGTCATCCGCGAAATGCGCGGAGCTGCGAAGCCGATGGTGGCCGAGGCCCGCAGCCTGTACCCGCCGAACAGCGCCCTCGCCTCCTGGGGCTCGTGGCGCGGCGGCTACGACCAGAAACGCGCACAGCGCGGCGTCAAGACCAAGCTGCGGACGAGCTCGAGAAGCGATCAGATCGATCTGTTCACGCTCGTCCAAGACAACGCCGCAGGCATCATCTTCGCGATGGCAGGCAAAGACAACCCGAACGGCCGCACCTCCGGCCGCTCCCGCAAGTACGCCTCCGACAAGACCACCACCCACGCCATCACCACCCAGCCGCAGGCGTTTCTCACCAAGCTCCGCACAGGCGGCAGCTCAAGCCACAAAGGCTTCCACCGCCCGTCGCGAGCGATGTGGCCCGCTGTGCTGCACACCATTCCAGATGTCCGAGAAGGCCTCGAGAAAGCCATCCGCGACCTCACCGTCCGCCTCAACGAGGAGCTCCGCTAATGGCCATCAACATCCCCCTGGTCTCTGAATACAACCCGAAAGGCGTCAAGGCCGCCATCGAGGACTTTAAGCGCCTCGACACGACCAGCCAGAAAGCCAGCTTCGCGCTCAAGAAAGCGTTCGTGCCCGCGACCGCCGCGCTCGGTGGCCTCGCCGCGGCCGCTGTGCCCGCCATCAACGCCGCCTCTGATCTCGAGGAGAGCATGTCGAAGGTCGGCGTGATCTTCGGCGAAGGCGCAGACGAGATCGAAGCGTTCGCCGAGACCGCCGCCAAAGAGCTCGGCCAGTCCAAGCAGGCGGTGCTCGACGCCGCTGGCACGTTCGGCACGTTCGGCAAGGCCGCAGGCCTCGCAGACGAGGACTTGGCAGCGTTCTCCAACGACCTCACAGCGCTCGCCTCCGACATGGCCAGCTTCAACAACGCCGAACCCGAGGAGGTCATCGAAGCCATCGGGGCAGGCCTCCGCGGCGAAGCCGAACCTCTGCGTCGCTTCGGCGTCCTCCTCAACGACGCCACCCTCAAAGCAGAGGCTATGGCGCTCGGCATCTACGACGGCACAGGCGCCCTCACCGACCAGCAGAAAATCTTGGCCGCCCAGGAAGCGATCTTCAAGCAGACAGGCGACGCCCAAGGCGACTTTCAGCGCACCAGCGAAGGCCTCGCAAATCAGTCGCGCATCATGAAAGCCCAGTTTGAGGATGTCACCGCGGAGCTCGGCGCCGCCCTCTTGCCCATTGTCCTCAAGATTCTCCCCGTCTTCGCCGACCTCGCAGACTTTGTGAGCGAAAACACCGACCTCGTGCTCATCCTCGCAGGCGTCATCGGCGGGTTGTCCACCGCCATCGTCGTCGCCAACATCGCCATGAAAGCCTGGGCCGCAGCCCAAGCCATCGCCACGGCGGCCACCTGGCTCTTCAACGCCGCGCTCGCAGCCAACCCCATCGTCCTCATCGTCGCCGCCATCGCCGCCCTCGTCGCAGGCCTCATCATCCTCGAAGCCAAGTTCGGGATCGTCACCGCCGCCCTCGAAAAGCTCATGGGCATCTTCGACAAAGTGCGCGACGGCATCGGCTGGCTCGCCGAGAAGCTCGGCCTCGTGTCCGACGAGGTCGACAACTTTGAGCGCACCACCGACACCGCCCGCGAACAGGCGGGCGACATGTATGAAAGCGTCCGCGAGCTCGGCGACGGCGTCGGCGGGGCCCGCGAACAGTTCGAGCGGGCCATCAGACCGACCGAAGAGTTCCAGCGCACTACCGACAAGGCCGCCGAGTCCACCGAGAAACTCACCGAGCGTGTCGACCAGCTATGGGCCTCCACCGACGAGCTCTACCGCGGCATGTTCAACCTCAACCCCGAGATCAAGGATTACCTCGACCAGCTCGACCGTGAACAAGCTGTCCGCGACTTCAACACCGCCGTCGAAGAGTTCCAACAGATCGCCCTTAACAACGAGGAGGGCTCCAACGAATGGGAGGAGGCCAACAAGCGTGTCTGGGAAGAGCTCGAGAATGTCATCGACACCATGGGGAACATCCCCCAAGAGGTGCAGACCGACCTAGCGATCCTCGTGAACACCGGCCAGCTCGACACCGCCATCGACAAAGTGAACAGGCTGCGCCGCGCCATGGAGCTCGCAACCCCGCCCCCAGGCGTCGATATCGGCGGCGGCATCCCAGGCTTCGCCGATCTCCAAGCCGCGCTCCAGGGCTCCGGCTTCGTCGGCACCACCACCTTCCAGCCCAACGCCCCAGGCCCCCGCCCCACCCCAGAGCTAGCAATGATGGCCAACGGTGGCATCGTGACCCGCCCCACCGTGGCCCTCATCGGCGAGGCAGGCCCCGAGGCTGTGATCCCGCTCAGCGGCTCCCGCGGCATGGGCGACATTTACAACATCACCGTCAACGGCGGCATCTCTAACAGCGCCGACATCGGCCAAGCCGTCGTCAACGCCATCCGCGCTTACAACCGCACCAGCGGACCCGCCCGCATCTCCGTCGCATGAGCACCGCCGTCGTCGCCGCAGGCGACTACACCCTCGAGGTCGACACAGGCGCCCCCGTCCAAGCGTTCCGCCTCAACGACCCCGTCCGCGGCCTCCTCGACGGCACCACCTACGTCCTCGACGGCCTCACAGACTTCGCCGACATCACCCCCTACACCCTCAACATCAGCATCGACCGAGGCCGCCAACGCACAGCCGACCAGTTCGGCGCAGGCACCATGACCGTCACCCTTAACGACACCGCCGCAGGCGGCGTCTTCAACCCCTTCGCGAACGACGGCCCCTACTACGACCCCGCCAACGAGCTCCCAGGCATCGCCCCCATGCGCCTCATCCGGCTCAAACGCGAGAACCAATACCTCTTCATTGGGCGCATCATCGACTTCGACTACACCTTCGACATCTCCGGCCAAGACACCGTCACGCTCGCCTGCGCCGACGACCTTTACCTCCTCGCCCAAACACCTGTCGACGCCGTGAGCACCTCGAAAGAGCTATCGGGCGCCCGCATCGAAGCCATCCTTGACCTCCCCGAGGTCAACTACCCGACAGGCGCAGCCCGCAACATCGCGACAGGCACCGTCGAGATCGGCGGCGGCGGCGACTACAACATCGACCTCGGCGTCACCCCCGCCCAGTATCTCGAGCTCATCAACCAAGCCGAACAAGGCCGCATCTTTATTACCAACGACGGCGTCCTCACGTTCGAGGAGCGCATCGGCAACACCCTGTCCGGCTCCGTCGCAGACTTTCACGACGACGGCACCAACCTCCCCTACCGTGGCCTCGACATCGACTTCGGCGCCGACCAGGTGATCAACCGCGTCGTCATCAACACCCTCAACAACAAGACCGCCACCGCGGAAGACCTCGCCAGCCAGGCCGACTACTTCATCCAAACCCTGGTCATCGACGGCAGCCTCCTCGACACCCAAGGCGATGTCGACGACCTCGCCGACTACCTGCTTCAGCCAGAGCCCGAAGCGCGCTTTACCCGCGTCGAGGTCGGCTTTGAGCAGCTCACCGACGGCCAACGGGACACGGTCGCAGCCATCGACATCGGGTCGAGGGCATCAGCCACTACATCAACTACGCCACCGGCCACACGGTGCAGCTCTACACCAGCCAGACCACGATCGTCTTCGAGCTCGTCCTCGATGATCCCACCTATGGCGTCCTCGACGCCCTCAACGTCCTAGGATAGGAGCACCTATGGGAGCAAACGCCCAAACATCCGTCCCAGCGTTCACCTCGGGCCAGGTACTTACCGCCGCCCAGGTCACGCAAATCAACACCGGCATCCCCGTCTTTGCATCCTCCACAGAGCGCGACGCCGCGTTCGGTGGCGCCGGAGAGAAGACCCTGGCCGAAGGCCAGTTCGCCTACCTCGAGGACACCGACACCGTGCAGGTCTACGACGGCACGAGCTGGAACACAGTAGGAGCATCAAGCGTGAAGAAAGTCGAAGCGTTCACCGCGTCC